CATCAGCTACTTTCTTAGCAAATGCTTCCAAGTCGATTGCGGGAGTGTTATCTTCCGACATTTTCGTCTCCTTATTTGTAGATTTCTCTACGTGCTTAGGTGCGTCACTAACCAGGTTTGATTCTTTTGAATCATCTTTGGTCAGAGACTGACCCGTTAGATCGACACGATTGGTGAAAGTTTTTTTGAAGGCTTCGTACTCATCAATAGAGTCAAAAGACTTCGCCAGTGAAAAAGTAGCTGCTTGATTGCAAGGTACCGAAACAACCGATACTTCAAACAACTCAGCATCCTTAATCATTAATCCGTCAGTTTCTTTAATGTAATCAGCATCCTTGACTTTGAAACCAACGGAAAAGGCTCCAAGGACACCGTCTTTAACTAATTCACAAACAGCGGCAGGGGCAGACTTACTAATCTTTGCCTCTAGCTCTAACCCATTTTTAGTTACGTTAACTCCTGTTGCACGACCAATGGGTTTATCATAATCGTGATTAAATAAGATTACAGGATTATTCTTAAAGTTTTCTAAACCACCTTTAGACCAAGCTTCGGCTGCTATTACATCCCCTGCTCGATCGGAGTGATCTGTACTTGCCATGCCTCGAATCATTACGCTACCGTCTTCAACTTCATGAGACTTGAACGTAGAGGCTACGTGTAAGATTTTCTCCATATTATTTCTCTGTAGTGCTTGCCCTTAGTTGCTCTAAAGGGTCTGGTTCTGCTTCTATGTTTTGTTCTGCAAAATAATCTTTTAAAGGGTCTACAAACTCAACTTTCTTTTCAGGCTTTGGTTGCATATTTTCAAGAATATCGGAGTGTTCTTTCTTTAAAAGCTTGACCATGCTTGACCATGCACCAAAGTATTTATTTACAGTAGAAGACTTCACCATTTTTGGTCTATTGCCTTTATCTAAATCGAACTCTTTAGGGCTACAAATTTCTCCGCGCTCTGCGAAATACATAGCCAAGTTAAATAATAACTTTTTTCTTTGTCCTGAAGTGGGCATTAATCTTCTTCCTCGGCGGGTCTTCCGCCTTCATCTGGGTTAGCTGCTGATCCTGCAATATTTGCAGGAACTCGTATATCTTGTGTATTATTAATCTCAGGAAAGCCTAAACGATCCCTCGCCTCTGCTGCAGTAATAATACCACCATTAACTAAAGAGGTATAATAAGATGCTTGATCTCGCATTTCTGGCTGCAAAGCAGGTATATCTGTTGTATCTTCTTTGATTTCAAATCCAAAGAAACGCTCTAATGCATAGTTAATCTTTCTATGAATAGGTAATATTGTTTCTAAGTAGTACATTCTCATGTTTGGACGAATGTTTGCATTGTTACCAGAATCAAAAAGTAAGTAAGGAATACCAAGAGCCTTTACTATGATTTTTTCATTTTCTAGTATTGCATTCTGAAAATCTAAATCCTTAAAATTGACATTTGTAAGATCATCTACTTCTATGCCGCCGTCTAAGATAAGAGGTCTTCGACCTCCAGATTCTGGGCTATATCGCATATTCCAAGACTGAATCATTCGCTCTTTAATCTTTTCTGATAAAGTATTCGGAGACTTAAGAACTAGCCCCGGAACCGCACCATTTTTAAAAAAGTTATCTTGAAAATTACGCATTGCTTTTATAATTTTCATTGTACGTACAGCAGGCTTTAATCTAGAAACTCCGCGATACATGCTATAAAAGGAGTTTTCTTTTATGTGAATGATCTCATCTGGTCCATAGTCTATTTCATTATAAGTATATTTTTCTATATAATCTTTTGAATCGCCATGGATAGTTACATTGTCTGCAGGAATATGGTAAAGATGAACACCGTCAAAGTAAATAAATATATTTCCATCTAAAAGATAGTCTGTAATTAAGTTTCTTTTAAAAGTACTTATATCTTGAAAAAGATTCGGTTCAAGATTAAGAAGTAAGTCTACTTTTGATCGTTTAACACCTTTTGCAACGCTTTTTGCTTTTGTAGGGTTACCTACACGAACAGGTATCTCTGCCACGTCGTCAACGATCATGTTGACCCCGCGATTGACGATCTCTAGCTCCTCATAAAAACGTTCATAGCTAACATGATCTTCGCGGGAAGAGCTTACATCTGTAAAATACTGTTGAACAGGATTAAGCTTTTCAACAAGCATATCATCTTGTTGTTTAGTTTCCCTGCCTAACAGTTTATCATACCAAGCCATGTTTTTCTCTTTGAATCTTTACCCAACGCTCTTGTTTTTTAGCGGTGGACAGTAAAGGATCTTTGCCGTATATAGAGTGTAACTGTAAATGATGTTTATGGCATAAGGTTGCAGTGTATTCATACAGCTCTGCATCATGCTCATCAATAAATTCTTCTCGCCACTCTAAAACTAAGTAGGGCTCTAAATTATGTTCTTTGACCCACCTGTCTAATAGTCTAGTCAAACTATAAAAATGATGGAAGTCAAGTTTTACGGTATCTCCGCAAATCTCGCACTCACATCCTTTTTTGTACTTTGATTTGGCTTTGTCTCGAATATATTTTACTAAATCTCTTTTTAGTTCCATTTTGTTTATCCAAAATTATAACGAAGTTAGGGTAGTATGTCAAACACTATTTTTCTTACCTGCACTAAAATGTGCCGCCACCAGTTTGAAATGAATATAAGGCGTACCTTAAAGCATCTGCCATGTGTGAAGCCATATTATGTTTTGGCTTTTCTTTTACCAAGTTAGGGTTATTATCCCATTGGTAAGAGTCTAAGCTAGATAATGTATGTCTGCAGCTTTGTTCTACAAAAAGTTTATTATTATCTACTATTCCTGCAACGTGTCCGATGCCGTCTAGCACTGACTTTTTGGCATTGATAGTAGAAATATCATAATTTTGTGCAAAGTCAAACCTAGTCTGTGCGGCAGCAGAATCAATATAAATATAATCTATATCCCACTTATCAATAAGTTTTTGAATTTCTACTGCGTGTTGTTCTGTTGTTCTTTCTGCATCTAGGTACTCGTCTACTAAATAGTACTCCTCTGATTCCCAGCTATATGCTATTACACAAAAAGCTGTAGGATCTTTATATCCTACGTCTAGTCCTGCAAATACATCCATTTTACGAGTATCGAAATGCTCTAAGTCTTTTACTTGATTTTCAAAGTCAAAGCTCCAAATCTGTCCTTCATAAGTATTAAAGTCGGCTTCGTATTCTTGTTTGAACTCTGCATCAGACATAGACTTTTTAGCTTCTAAAATATCTGCCTCGGACATTCTAGGATTATCCTTATAGGTAGCTCGTATAGAACACCACTCTGGAAAATCGTCATTGTATCCTCTATGATAAAAGTCTGAGAACCAATTATTTCTTCCCCTAGGAGTTGACACAAAAATTGCTTTTGAGTTTTCTTTATCAAGTGTGGGTCGGAGGGCAACATTAAATGCGTCTCTTCCGTCTGTAAGAGCTGCTTCATCGAAAATAATGAGATCATAGGAGCGCCCAACACAGGAGTCGACCTGATTGATAGAACCCATGCGAACATTAGACCCATTAGAAATAGTAATAACCTTATCTTTTGCATTGTCTTTTGTAACCTCTAGGTCGAAATGCTTAATTAACTGCCTTTGTAAATCGAAAGAGATTTGAGAAAGAGAGTAGTTGGGAGACATTATTAAAATATTAGAGTTGGGAACTAAAGAAACTATCTGTCCAATTATGTTTGCTATATACGTCTTACCCTGTCTCCTGGAGACCGCTGCGCAAATAAATCGGTACTTTGGATTATTTATAGCGTTAATAATTGCAATTTGAGAAGGAAGTGGTTCTACTCCCAGCATTTCCATATATGGAGCGATGGGAATTTTTAAAAATCTACGCTCACTTGTCAAGTCTAATATATGGGTACTTATTATATCTTTTCTGCTTACTTCAACAGCCATGAGAATCCTTAAAATTTTCTATAGTTATTTCTTTATAATTACGTGGCAGCTTTCTACTGGCTAAAGTGCCTGTCTCTTTCATGAGAGCACTAAAATTTGCGGAATATTTATAGTTTACTACTCGTATAAAGTTTATATCGTTATTGCTACAAAAGACTCTTAAAAATACTGCTATATCAGCGGTTACCGGGTTGTGGTCTTTTGTATTCTTTCTATATAAGGAGTCTTCCTTATACACATTATTTATATATTGTCGTTGAACGTTTGTATATAAGTC